GTGAAGGGCGTTAATTCTGAGATGAACAAGGGCTGGTACTTCGTAGTCTGGAAGCACGTCTCTTCATCTGGATCAAGTTATGCGAGCCGAGTATTAACAGTACTTCTTAGACCTTTTTAGAAAAGAGGTGGTTAGCGATGCAGATGGTCTGCAAGATTCGTGACGAAGTCGAGAAGAAGGTGGCGCAAGCAGCACAAGAACCCAAGCTGCTGAACTATAATACCTACTCTTCTCGTGTGTTAGAGCCTACCAACCAATTCGACGATAGGTTAGAGCACTTGTTACTTTCTCTGTCCGGGAAAGGAAAGAAAGGGTTAATCGAGAGTGTAATTCGCTATTGTGATAGTTTGGGTTTCACTCAAAAATTCTATTTTCCTGATCAACTGATTATGTCAGCTAGGCGTTTTCAGTGTGATACGGAGGATAAGGAGTTAGATATCGTAAGAACTCCACGTGGTAGTTGGAGGACCACGAACTTGAAAGCCAGACAGAAGCTGGCGGCAGAGTTGAAGAAAGTCCTTCCTCCAGGCGGTTTAAAGATGCACCACATTACATCAGATGAGGATGTATCTCAAGTACTTTCCACACTTGACACTTCCGCAGGTTGGGATGGTTATGTCAGATCTGACATAAAAGGAACAAAGAAAAAAGATTTAAAAGTGGGAATGGTCGATGAATTCAGGACACGCTGTGTTCAGGCTAAAAAGGATGGCAGCTTCAACACTCCTTACATGGCTTTCTCGCGCTCACAAACAAGCTTACCTTTTAGTGATGACTTTAAGGAACGAGTGCCAGAAAACATGGTTATGAAGTCAAGACTAGTACTTGGTGAAGGAACGTATTCGACTTTAAATGAAGCACAATTCTCCAGGCCGATCCAAGACTTAATGTCGAGGGTAGCCTTCTATGCTGGAGGTAAAGATGATAGACATACGGAGGAATTGCTATTTGGCATGAAATCCAAACATCTTTATTGGACTTCGATTGATTTTAGCCATTATGATCAGTCGATCCAGGCATGGTTAATCTCTGATGCGTTCGAAATTCTTAGAGATTTATTCTCTGAGGATGAGGACTTTGACGAGCAGCTGTGGAATGTTGCTGTGCATGATTTCATTCACAAAACAATCTACGGTCCCGGTGGCGTATTGTTCACGGCACGTAATGGAGTTCCAAGTGGTAGTATGTTCACACAAATCATTGATTCGGTGTGTAATTACATCATGCTAGAAAGCTATTTCCAATCACGGGGAATCAGTGGACAACACATGATGATTATGGGAGATGACAATATCTCCTTTACTGATGTTCCTCTGAATTTAGAGGACATGCAGGGTTACATGCGGACAGTTTATGGCATGACAATGCATCCACATAAATGCACCGCAGGAACCAATGCTAACCATCCAGATTTCCTCTCTAGAGTGTGGACTCCTCAGGGAGTGTATCGAAATCCTATTAAGCTAATTGTTAGGATGTTGTATCCTGAGAGGCGGCGTAAGTATGATGAACTAGGCTTTACGCCTGATGATGTGCTTTATGCATATTATCTATGCTTTCCTCTTGGTATACTGGAACTCTTGGATCCTGACTTGTTCAGGGAATGGCTTAGTCGTTATCGTGGTAAAACAACAACTTCGATTGACCCGAATGCTCTGTCTGGTATCACTCGTTACCGCTTGATCTACCAGCAAGACAAAATGACAGAGTCTGAGTTTAGGTATATGCTAACCGAAACTTTAAAAGTAGCGTAGGTTAAACAGTGC